TTAATGCCATCCCTTATCCTTCCAATGATTGTATGCATTACACGCACATCCATCATATCTATGTTGAATGTACTTTATATGTGCATCTACTTGCTTATATGGATCTAGTGTGCCATACCACTTAGAGCGCATCTGACCTAATCCATAATGGCTACCATTTCTAGCTTTATAGTTCCATCTACTCTCATTATGTATAAGCCAGTTATAGCATTCAAACTGCTTCCATTCCATTTGATTGTAGGCATATAACTTAATATTCATAACATGATAGCTGCGCTTCTCAGCAGCGTTAGTTTGTATTGTTTGCAGCGGCAGTAGTGCAATTGCTAATCCAGCAATAAACATAGCTCTTGCGAATGCTGGCTTGCCGTGCAAGCTGCCTTTCAGGCTTGCTGGCATGCCTAGCATAATGCCTCTGTCAAGTTTAGTCGTTATTTGTGCGTATCCTTGGGCGTGTTGCATTCCTCGCAGTAATCTCTTTTTCCATATATCCATAGTCCACATCCTTTGCAACGATGTATTAGATTAGGTTCAGTAGCCACTTGCCTGCAATAAATATACTAAGTCAGCCAAGGTGAGAACAGCAACGTATTGCTCAACGGATTTCTCACCCTGACCATTTAGACGTAGAACACCCACGCCCATCCCTTTGTTTGCCTTACGATCATGAAGTTGGCGCATCAGCCCTGACAAATCAAGGTTTGTGCGAGCTTTAATTTCAATGTCTAGGCCATCAATTCCGGTGATGTCTGAACCATCTCTACCAGCTCCAACAGGTAGTGCATGCTTCCAGCCTTGCTCTTGCAGATATTCTGCTATAATGCGCTGCGTTGCATAGCCTCGGTGCTTGCGACTTTGATTACTCACTTAGTTAGTCCTAACTTGGCATGTGTGGCATTTGCAAGGTTTTGCAGACCCAGCCGTAATTGGCTCGTTGCAATTGTCGCACACGTCAAGTGATTTATCTAGCACTAACATTCTCATCACCCCACTAACAATTCTTCATCTTCAGGTCTAAATGACCATGTTCCATCCTTACCAAGCATCATCCATATTGCTTTACATTGTTCAGCTTTTTGCCTCATAGGAAGTAAGCAACCCCAACCACGATAAGCACCATTTTTGCCAGTACCTTCACGCAAGACACGAGCGCCATGCTTACACATTGGAACAGGGTGGGCAGATAACTTCTCAGTAACAAGAGCAACTGCATTCTCAAATACGGGTTCATAGTCAGCCGGTGGCTCAATCGTTGTATCCCAGATGATTTCAGTTTCCTTGTTGTTAGCATCTAAGAACTCCTTGTGTTCTTTTGTGCGTACACGTATGGGTTCAGGGCTTGCTTTAACGTCATTAACCCTTGCCATCTCCAAAGAGCTTGGGCGCTTTCCTTTAGCAGATAATCCGAGATTTGCCAAGCATCTTCCAATGCTAGAGCTCTCGCAATTCTCAAGCCAAAAATCACGATCCACACCACGATCCTTGCGAGCACCACGCGCATAACCCACAGAGGAAGGAGCAGTATCAAGATAGGTGCGGTATGCGTATGCCTTAAAGATGACAATTCCTTTTTCCTCTTCATTTGAAACCATTTCTGTAATGATTGCTCCATCTGGGTTTGCTTCATAGAATTTATGTATCCTCGTATCTACATCTTCATAGTTTTCTAAATTAAACATCTAATGTTTCTCCTTTTGCATAGTCAATTTGTTCCTTCAAAGTCCAAGTGCTGCCATCTGGCCATTCTTGAACTTCATTGGCACAAGATTGGCAGTAATGCCTGACAATCAACTTGCCATATCGCTTGCTAGTTATTTGCCATACAGCTTGCTTTTGTCCAAGTAAACTGCTAGTGCCATATCGGCCTTTGCAGTAATCACACCAAGTGCCTTTCGGCGATCTAGAAAGCATCCAGATCGTGCCAATCCTTGACGGCGAGTTCTCCTGCGATTGCGAAATATGCCACGGCATCAAGAAAGTTATCATTGTGATGGCCTCTAGCTTCCATAACTCTTGCGAGTTTGACCAATGCCATACAGATTGCAACGTCCATTGGTTCAATTTCTCGCTCCAAGTAGTCGCTCCATAATTTAGATGTTCTGAGCATTGTGAGGTCGTAATGACCATGCGTTTTTGATCTTTCTGCAATCGTGTCAGCGGCATTAGTCAATAAATCTTTCGCTCGCAACTGCTTTGCCCCGTCTATACCCATCTGCCCAACCTTCCTTGTAGCCCTTCTCCTTAATGAATACACCGATTGTGTAAACACCTAAAACAAATAAAAAGCAATAGAGTGCTAATTCAACTAAACGAATATCATTCAACATCTGCGCTCACCCCATGTACATCTAAAAAATAGGCAGCCAAAACTTCACGGCTTATTCTGCCGCGTTGTTGGCTCATGCCTAGTTTCTTTTTAGCGTAATCACGTATGTATGAAGCTCGCACAAAGTGCTTGCCATCGGTATACGCACCCGACTTACGATCATACTTAATCGTCATGCCCTAAACCCCTTTCAAATAGGATTTCAAATCCTATTTTGAAGGGTCTATATGCTATTTGTCAAGATACGACACGCCATCATAGTTATCCATATGATCATCAATAGTTCTATAGATAGGGAAAATATCCTCAACCATACCGCTTGCCTTCAACCAGGAAGCTGCCATCTTTTTCTATTGGAATAGCTACTGGCTGGACACGCTTTCGGTCTATGTAAATCAAACCAAAGCCTTGCTGCCAATTCATCGTTCCACGGGTGTAATGCGCCCTTGAGATGTCCATTAGATGTCCGACCTCAAAGCCCGTAAGAACGCCCGTTAAAACGCCACCAGAGGCCGTAGAATAGGATGATATGCCCTGCCTATGGGTATGACCACAGACTACGCTTTTACCATGCCTCTTTGCCGCTTCTAGGGCTGTTAAACCCCCATGTGGCTTGGTGCTTTGCTCATCGCCATGAACCATTACCCATTCATCGTGGAACTGATATGGCTTGGTGTGGTAGGTAATGCCTAAATCATCTAGGTGTAGAAACTTCTCTATAGTCAATTCAGGCAGACCAATGAGCCCAGGCAGGCGCTTGCTTAGTGAGTTGTAGAGCCTTGCTCCGTGATTGCTTCGGCTGAGATGTCGTACTTGAAGTTCGGCGAGAACGCGCACAGTTTCGTCACGATCTCTACCAATGCTTCCTGACCACTCATCCCTACCGGTTGACCAGCGGCTAATTGTTTGGAAGTCGATTTCATCGCCCACACATAGAACGTCATCAGGTTTGTATTTTCTGATGAACTGTGCAACATTTTTAACTGCTTTCTTATCGTGAAAAGGTACTTGTAAGTCTGATATGACTACAATTCGCTTAATCGTCATCCTCATCTTCATCTTCATATGGAGAATGATTAGGATTCTGTATTACCCAATCAGGTAAACGCAGCTGTTCTTCAATGTACCAGCGCGCCCTATCTTCACCATATCCAGCACGGACTAAGGCTTCATAACATTCAACAATAGATGCAGCCCAAATATCTATGGGTAGCAAAATGTCAGCCTTTGTTCTACGCGCAGCGGCTTCTTTCCGCTTACGCTTAGCGGCTTGTTCGCTTTTTGATATTCTTCTTGCGCTCATGAGTAAGCAATTCTAAGACCATAGCCTCAAGTTTATTGATGCGCGACACGATATTTGATGCCTCAAGAATTGTTGGCACTTCATGTCTAATAATGTATCTAAGACCCCCGACAATTAAGGCACAACAAGAAAGGATGGCAGCTACAAAGCCTGCCCATTCAGCCGGGCTCAACGCCGACCAAATGCCAAATCGTTAGGGTTAAGCCATCTCAAGATTACTGGAAGGCTTGCTACTAACGCTGCATTTACAATTGCATGTGCATCCCAGCCCACCGCTAAATAGGTTGCTATTCCGGCGGCTAAGAAGCTTCTTGCCCAGCTTGCGCTTACTTGCTTTGCTTGTTCCATTTAAGGGCTCTCCTGTTAGTATCGGTATTTCAAACATACTGCCATCTGAATCGCCCTTAGCAGTAAAGCTAATGTGAATATGTGTCTTATGTGGGTTTATCCCGGTGTACTTTCTCCATTTGTAATTGCGTTTGTAGCTGGCAATTTTGCCGTTGAAGATGATATAAGAGATTCTTTTATCAAGTCTGGCAAGTAATCGTAGCTGATCCGCAAAGTCATAGGGCTCTGCTTTGTGCGACCTGAAATCAACGT